TGTGCCACCTGTCAACGTACCTGCAGCTGCTGTCACTGTGATGTCAGCAGAACCGTTGAATGATGTACCGTTGATGCTACGTGCTGTTTGTAACGTGGTGGCTGTGGTGGCGTTACCTGACAAAGCAGCTGTGATGGTGCCTGCTGAGAAATTTCCAGAAGCGTCACGGGCCACAACTTTGGAAGCTGTGTTAGCAGAGGTGGCGTCTACTGCCAGTGTAAGGCCAGCGCCTTCAGAACCACCGTTACCGCCTGTGATGTAGCTACCGTTGGTGATGCTGGCTACATAGTTACCTGTGGTATCAGTACCTAGTGCCACAGAATCAGCTGCGATTGTGGTGCTGATGCTGATGTTTCCTGACCCATCGAATGAAGCTGAAGTGCCTGTGACATCACCTGTCAAAGACAATGTTCTACCAGTAGCCCATGTTGTGGCAGTGGTGGCGTTGCCTGATAGTGCTGCTGTAATTGTTCCTGCTGAGAAATTACCTGAAGCGTCACGTGCCACGATGGTGCTTCCAGTGTTGGCATTGGTTGCGTTACTGGTGACAGTGAAGGTGGCTGCAGAAGAACCGTTATATGAAGCAGAGCCTGACAAACCAGTACCAGATACAGCCAAGGTCAATGCATCTAGATTAGTACCAAGTGCCTTGCCTGAAATGGTGCTGTTGGTTAATGAAGCGTTGGCAATGTTGGTGATGGTGTTGCTGCTACCGCTGATGGTCTTGTTGGTCAAAGTTTCAGAACCAGCAAGTGAAGCAAAATCTGCATCAGTGACGGCAGTGTTGAATTGAGCCAAAGTGCCTGTCACAGTGTTACTACCCAGAGCAATACTCTTGTTAGTTAATGTATCTGTTGTAGCTCGGCCCACCAAAGTGTCGGTGGATGTAGGTAGTGTCAATGTACCTGTGTTGCTGATGGTACTGATAACAGGAGATGTTAAAGTTTTGTTAGTGAGTGTTTGAGTACCTGTAGTGGTGACCAAAGGAACTTCAGCACCAGCTAATCCAGCCATCCATAAATCATTGGTTTCATCCCAGGTCACGCTGGCGTTAGTTGAAGTACCACGTTCCACTTCAATACCTGCGTTCTGTGATGGTGTGCCAGCTTCATCGCTGTTCAAGACAATGATGTTGTCACCGATGGTCACAGTGTTGCTGTTCACAGTTGTTGTGGTGCCTGATACAGTCAGGTCGCCGCTCAATATCAAGTTGGCAGCATTTACAGTGCCTGTGAGTGTAGGACTTGCTGAGAACACCAAACTACCTGATCCTGTTTCATCAGAGATGACACTTGCCAATTCAGAAGATGATGTGGCTGCGAATGCGCTCAACTTGTTGGCTGTGTAAGCAACTGTGCCACCTGCACCAAATGCCACAGAGCTGGAATCAGTGCCTGTGAAGGTTAATGTGTTATTTGCAGTTAAAGTCTTGCCATCAGCAATAGTAAGTGTTGCTGATGTGGCAGGAGCTGTGAAAGCAACCTTGTTGATGCTAGTTGCTGATGCCACACCTAACGTAGGTGTAACAAGTGTTGGGCTATTACTGAACACCACAGTGCTAGTGCCAGTTTCATCAGTTAAGGCAGCCGCCAAATTTGCAGAGGAGGGAGTACCGAGGAAAGTGGCAACACCTGTACCTAATGATGTGATACCAGTACCACCATTAGCAACAGGTAATGTACCTGTTACACCCGATGTCAGTGATACGTTGGTAATAGTGTTATTACTACCATTGATGGTCTTGTTGGTCAAAGTTTCAGAACCAGCAAGTGAAGCAAAATCTGCATCAGTGACGGCAGTGTTGAATTGAGCCAATGTACCTGATACAGTATTACTACCAAGAGCAATAGTCTTGTTGGTTAGTGTTTCTGTACCTGTTAGAGAAGCTAAATTTGCGTCGCTTACTGCTGTGTTGAACTCTGCTAATGTACCTGTGATAGTATTGGTTGTAAGAGAAATGCTCTTGTTGGTCAATGTATCCGTGGTAGCACGACCTACTAATGTATCAGTGGATGTCGGTAGAGTAAGAGTGCCTGTGTTGCTGATGGTACCAATCACAGGAGATGTCAAAGTCTTGTTGGTCAATGTCTGTGTGGTGTCAGTACCCACCAGAGTTGTTGTGGCATCAGGCAACGTGATGGTTCTATCAGCTGTTGGGTCAGTGACAGTCAATGTGGTTTCAAAATCATTAGCTGTGGCACCTTCAAACACGATGCTGGCATCATTCAATGCCAATCCAGTTACAACTGGGCTGGTCAATGTCTTGTTAGTTAACGTTTGAGATCCTGTTAAGGTTGCCACAGTGCTATCAATATCCAGGGTGACAGCATTATTGGTGACTGTGGATGTGATGCCTGTGCCGCCCGTGAAAGTCAAGGTGTCAGAAATCAAGGACACACTATCAGTGCCAGTATCACCTGCGATGGCAAGTGAGGAACTTACTGATGCTGTGGATGCACTTGTGACACGACCATAGGTGTCGATGGTCAACACAGGCACTGCTGTGGATGAACCATATGAAGCAGCAGTTACACCAGATGTGGCTAAAGCAATTGTTGTGGCAGCTGACCCATTGTAAGAAGTACCTGTCAATCCTGTGCTGATGGTCAAGGCATCAAGATTGGTACCTAGTGCCTTGCCTGAAATGGTGCTGTTGGCCAGCTTGGCGTTGCTGACGGAACCATCCACAAGTTGTGAGGCATTGATGGTCTTGTTGGTGAATGTTTCTGTGCCTGACAATGTTGCCAACGTACCCGTGGTGGGAACTGTGACGTTGGTGCTACCAGTAGTAGTAAATGTCAGTGAGTTGGCACCAGATGTAGCCAACGTGGATCCGTTAGCCAGGGTCAACGTGCCTGTGGTGCTAGAGATGGTTAATCCATTCAGCGTGGTGGCGGTCGCAGCACCCAATGCTCCACCCACAGCAGCCAAGGTACCTGATGTAGGTAATGTGATGCTGGTGCTTCCAGATGTGGTGATGGTGACAGCGTTGGCGCCTGATAGTGTGAGTGAAGCGCCTGATGTACCGATATTGGTGATGCTTTGGCCGTTGTTATCTAGACCATTTTTTGCTACAAACCGTTTTGTAGTTGCCATGATTCTCTATCCTCTTGGCGGGTGAATTATGCGTTGATTGTGGTTGCCATCACCTTGTACACAGTTACAGCATTGGTGGGTGTAGTTAACAATCTCAAATTGCCGGAATCAATGTCGGCATCAAATGTCGCCAAGCTGGAACCTGTTGTGATGGTTCCATATTCTGTGATGTAAGCTGTTGTGCCATCATGCACCACCACCACTTCAGTCACGTGGTAGGATGTGCTAGAAGTCACTTGAATTTGATATTTCACACTACGATAAGTGGTGGCAGATATGCTGTCCAACACCTGGTCAGCTGTGTTGGCTGATGTTGTGAGACCCATGGAACGAACAATGCCATGTCCCAATGCCACTGATGTGGCTGTGGCAGCACCTAATGTAGGTGTTACTAGTGTGGGACTGTTGGCGAACACCAAGGCACCAGTGCCCGTTTCATCTGTGATGGCAGCACGTAGATTGGATGATGAAGGGGTTGCCAAGAAGGTGGCAACATCTGTACCTAAACCACTGATACCTGTTGAGACTGGCAAGCCAGTACAGTTGGTCAATGTACCTGATGAAGGAGTACCCAACACAGGTGCTGTCAAGGTGGGTGATGTCAGTGTCTTGTTGGTGAGCGTTTCTGTTCCAGCTAATGTAGCAAAATCGGCATCACTCAATGCAGTATTGAATTGAGCGATGGTACCTGCCAAGGTGTTGCTGGAAAGATTGACTGTTTTATTTGTTAATGTTTCTGTCCCAGCCAGAGTTGCCAAAGTACCAGATGTTGGCAACGTGACTGTAGTGGTTCCTGTGGTAGTTACTGTGGTGCTATGAGCACCTGATGTGGCAAAAGTAGAACCATTAGCCAGTGTCAATGTGGCAGCAGTACCAGGGTCTGTGATGGTGACCTTGTTCACTGTAGTGGCGGTGGCCGCACCCAACACAGGTGTTACCAGCGTTGGAGTATTGGCAAACACTAGTGCGCCAGTGCCAGTTTCATCAGTGACAGCAGATGCCAGATTTGCTGAACTTGGAGTACCCAAGAACGTGGCAACACCTGTGCCTAGCCCAGACACACCTGTGCTGATTGGAAGACCTGTGGCGTTGGTCAAGGTCACACTGGAAGGAGTACCTAGAGCAGGTGTTACTAGTGTGGGACTGTTGGCAAATACCAAGGCTCCGGATCCTGTTTCATCAGTGACAGCAGATGCTAAATTTGCTGAACTTGGGGTACCTAGGAACGTGGCAACACCTGTACCCAATGATGTAATGCCAGTACCACCATTGGCCACAGGAAGTGTGCCAGTGACACCTGTAGTAAGGGATACATTGGTGATGGTGTTGTTACTGCCATTGATGGTCTTGTTGGTCAGTGTTTGTGTGGCAGTGGCACCTACAATGGCTTGATAATTGGTACCATCTTCTGTGTATTGCCAGATGTCAGATGTTTCATTCCAACGCAACAACACATTGGTGTCATCACCACGTTCCACTTCAATGCCCGCATTTTCAGTAGCACCACCTGTGGCGTTGCTGTTCAATGTGATGACATTATCTGCCAATTGAATGGTTTCTGTGTTCACAGATGTTGTGGTGCCTGAAACAGTCAAGTTACCAGCAATGGTAACGTTGGCACCAGACAAACTGATGGCTGTGGTGGATGATGAACCTGACTTGATAATCATCTCACCTGCTGATTGTGTGAAACGACCAAACTCCACTTCATTGTCTTGCAGAATGATATCAGCTCCATCCGCATCCAACACGATGTCTGTGGCGGCATCCAACATGATGCCAGCAGCACTATCAATTTCCGCGATGACGGGTGTGGTGATGGTTGGAGATGTTAATGTCTTGTTGGTAAGAGTTTCAGCACCTGCCAACGTGGCGAAATCAGCATCAGTAACAGCGGCATTGAATTGAGAGATGCTGCCGGTCACGGTGTTGCTTCCTAACGCAATGCTCTTGTTGGTGAGTGTGTCTGTGGTGTCTCGACCCACCAATGTGGTGGTGGCAGTAGGAAGTGTCACAGTACCAGTGTTGCTGATGGTGCTGATGACAGGTGTGGTTAGTGTCTTGTTGGTAAATGTTTCTGCGCCTGCCAGCGTAGCCAATGTGCCAGATGTTGGCAGTGTGACATTGGTGGAAGCTGTAGAGGTCAAGGTCAGAGAATAGGCACCAGATGTTGCCAAAGTGGAGCCATCTGCCAAAGCCAATGTGGCTGACGTGGCAGGTGCTGTGAATGCTACTTTGTTCAATGAGGTGGCAGATGCCACACCCAACACAGGTGTTACAAGGGTTGGACTGGTGGCAAATACTAAGGAACCTGAGCCTGTTTCATCAGTAACGGCAGCAGCAAGATTGCTAGAGCTAGGTGTGGCAAGAAATGTGGCAACACCGCTACCTAGTCCTGAAATACCTGTGGCAACAGGAAGACCTGTGGCGTTGGTGAGTGTGGCGGCTGATGGAGTACCTAGATTCGGTGTGGTAAGAACTGGGCTGGTAAGTGTTTTGTTGGTGAGTGTTTCAGAACCAGCTAATGTAGCAAAATCACCGTCTGTCAAGGCGGTGTTGAACTGTGCAATAGTACCAGAGACGGTGTTACTACCTAATGCAATAGTTTTGTTGGTGAGTGTGGTGCTACTGGAGCCAGTGATGGCAGATGTGTTGGACAAGTCAGCCTTGGCCAGCTCGAAACCACCTGCTGTTGTTCCATCATGAACACGTAGCGTATCCACCGTGGTATCTACGGTTATTTCACCAACTGCACCGGTGAAGTTGTTGTTTTGAGTTGTGGTACCACGGCGAAACTGTACTTGTGTTGGCATCTATATTCTCCTAAAACATTAAGTCAATACGCCTAAATCTTTTTCGCCTATGGCACCTAGAGGTGTCGTTAGACAATCAAAACTTGCGCTGATGGCTTGACCAAATGCATCTTGTGTCAAAGCGGTAAGATTTCCATAGTCACCAGTTGGAAACACAATGGTAGCTGTGGCAGCTTCCAACGCCGCCAAACGATCCAAATCTTCTTGCGTGATTCCAGTTGAATAGTTTGCTACAACAACAATGTTATCATTAGAATCACGAACGTAGATTTTTTGGTCAGCTGTGTTTAACGCAACTTCACCTACTGCCAGATGTGTGGTTGTAGGTAGGGCACTAGCTGTTTCACTACGTTTAATCTTGATTACTGATGCCATTGGCTATGTTCTTGGTCAGGTGATTGCGAAAGTTGTTTCTTTAATTCTTCAATTTCTTCCTGTGCCAGAGCAAGTTGAGTAGTCAACATGGTTTTTTCCATTGTCAACCCTTTCACTTGCTCGGCCAAGGATGCAATATATTTGTTTAAAAACTTCTGTGAATCCATAACGAACCTCAATTATTTATTAGTATGTTCCACCGTCAATCACATTGGTCCAGGCAGGTGTGCCTGAGTTGGAATACAAGAAGTATCCATTGGTACCAGCAGCAGTTGCTTGTACAGCACTTGTTCCGTTACCGTACAACACACCGTTAGTGGTGAATGTTGTGGCACCTGTACCACCGTTTGCCACCGTGATGGCAGATGCTAGACTAGAAACAGTGCCACCTTCAAGATTGGCAACCAAGGTACCAATGCTGTAACCAGTACCTGATGTGTTTACTGTTGTAGTAGGTTCTGATTGCAAGTCTTTGAACAACTTGAACTTGTCTGAATCAGATGCATCCTTGAACAAACCTGCATACTTTGTGGTGGCAGATGCAACATATTCCGTGTAAAATCCTAGATCCACAGAGTTAGCTGAGTTGTCAGTTCCCAACTTCAACAACACATCATCTACTGACAATGTGGTGCTGTTGATGATGGTTGATGAACCGTTCACAGTCAAATTACCTGCTACTGTTACATCAGCTCCTGAAAGTGTGATGGCAGTAGCGCCAGATGAAGATTTGATATCGTTTCCTGTAACTTGCAAATCACCTGCTACAGTGACATCAGCACCTGAAAGTGTCAATGCTGTAGCTGATGAAGATTTGATGTCGTTGCCTGTTACTGTCAAATCACCTGCGATAGAAACATCTGCACTTGACAAAGTAATGGCAGTTGTGCCACCTGAAGATTTGATGTCATTGCCACCCACAGTCAAATCACCCACCAATGCCACGTCATTGGTCAATGCGATGGTGACAGCAGCAGTTTCTGAACCTGAACCTGATACTGAGATTTGATTGGTGGTGCCTGCCACAGTGGCCACATAGTTACCTGTAGTATCAGTTCCCAATGCCACTGAGTCAGCTGCAATGGTCACTACACCTGCTTCGGTTACTGTGATGTCACCTGAGAATCCTGCATATACATAGTCAGCCATATTTTCTGCTGTAATTTTACGATTGGCTGAAGCAGAAGCATCATATACAATGAATTCATCATCATCTGCCAATGTGGTAACTGCTGTGCTGCCATTGACATCCAACTTGCTACCTTGTACAGAATTGATGGTGACCGCACCTGTTGACACAGTGAAGTTGGTGCTGTTGAATGATGCCACGCCCTTGTTGGTGGTAGTGGCATCTTCAGCGGCGATGGTCACCACATTGTCTGTGATGGTGGTGTCAATGCCTTCGCCGCCTGTGAATGTCAATGTTTGGCCAGTACTGAACGTGTCTGAGCCTGTGTCACCTGCAATGGTGAATGATGATGAGGCAGGTGAGGCAAATGACAACACACCTGAACCGTTGGTTGTAAGAATTTGTCCATTGCTACCATCTGCAGCTGGCAATTGCAGTGTGAAGTTGGAAGCGATGGTTGCTGCTGCTTTCAATGTGATGTTATTGGATCCATCAGCATCTTTCAATACGATGGCATCACCTACGGTGCCGTCACGTGGATCCAAGAAAGAATCCACAGTGTTGGTGTAGTACTTACCACCCACTTTGTCAATGACTGCTGTTGTACCATCTGATTGTACAGATTCAATGTATAGAATTGCACCAGCGCCATTACCAGAGCGGTCTTCAGCATAGGCTAGTTCGCCTTCTGCCAGGTCCCCTGTGGTTGGAGCGGTAGAACCTGTGGACCGCTTGATTTGAATTACTGTCATGTGTTACTTCTCCTGGAGTGGTTTACTTAGTTAGAATGTTCCACCATCTATGTTTGATACATTTAATGAGCTAGCTGCTTGTGTGACCCATTCTTCCAAATCAGCATCATATATCAAAGTATAACCATCTTCCAGAGCTGCAGAATTCACGTTTTTCAATTCTTCAAGATTCACCAAAGGCAAAGAAACTTTTTTGACGGTGGTGTTGATTTTGGGTTGAGCCGAGGTTGTGACTTTCAATGCCATTAGCGTGTGACCTCAGGTGTAACTGTGATGATACCTTCTAGCACGCGGGTGACAGCACTACCTTCACCCGCAGGTGCTACAATTTCCACATCATACACATAACGTCCTGCTTTCAAAGCTGACGTTTGTGTGTCTGTTAACGCAATCGTCAAATCACCTGTGGTAGGTGTGGGAGATGTCACAGTGAAAGATGTGTAGCTTGTGGCTCCATAGCTTTTCCGTAACTGCGCTCTGAGGGTGTAACCAGTTAAATTAATCTCATTTCCGTTAGCGTCAGCCACGGTGATTGTCAACGAAAAAGTTGTTCCTTGGTCAATCACCAAGTTCTTAACTGTAGCCATGGACGTTCTCGTTCATAGAGTGATTACTACAGTTATTTATAATTGTTCTGGTGTTAGCCGTGAGTTTCTTCAAAATATGTTTGCAACCAGTTCCAATCCACAGTCTTTTTCAGTGCATCTTTATCATCTCGGTGTTGTTCTGCATAGGCATTTCCTTCTCTGGCTCCCATCAATACCCAATCTGAATGAGGACCTTCTGCAAATGCCAACCAACGATCCAACCACAGATGTGAATCTTCACCATAACTCACAGTCAATTTCACAGCCTCACGGAAGGCTGTTCTCCATGCCTCATAAGGTGTGGTGGCGAATGTGGCTTCACTGACAGTTCTGGGAACTGTGATGGTCTTGCTGTATTGTGTGAAATCTAAACCGAAGTTCACAGGTGTGTTCAACACTAGATTGCTGTTGTAACATACCACACCCATATGACCATATTGCAATCTGTTGCTCATGTTCTTGGCATGGAAGATGATGTGAGCGTCAGCAATGGTTTCCACGGGATAATCAAACACTGTGATATCCGTGATGAAGTTTTTGCCAGTCACCACGAAGAATTGTTTGGCATCACCTGCCAGATCCACACAACGTTGGAACATCTTTCTACGACCATCAATGCCATCAATACGAACTGCACGGGGACAAATCTTCACCAGATGATTCCAATTTTCTTCAGCATTGGTTTCACCGTTGCTAGCAAAGAACACAGGAACTGCATCCTTCTTGGCAGTCCTACGTACCTTCAATGTGTGTAATGCCACCACAGGATCCACTTCAATAATCATCTTGTCTGGCCATTCCCATGGGTCATCACTCACCTTCTTGGCTTTTTCAATCACCTTGCGTTCTCCAGCCCATCCTGCGATGAACACTTGTTCTGCGTCCTTACGGACCACAAAGATGACTGGGCCAGAAATGTGTTCCCAGGTGATGCCATTGCTACACCGATACAACTTTCGTTCAGACCCCTTGGCATCAATGATGTCCACGTAATCAAATGCTGACAGTTCTTTGTCGCCTGCCTGGGCCCATCCTTTAGCATCTGTCACTGTGTCAATGAAGTCCGTGAACCATCCAAGACTCCGGACCCAAGGCTTGGTTTCCAGAATCCAATATTGTTCAAACAAGTCAGTATGTGCCAGCCATGTTTCATTATTCAGCATTCTTCCTCACCTTTTTCATTTTTGTGATTTTTTTCACTTCATTATCAATACGTTTTTCTTCATTGGTGCCGATGCTAGGACCGAACGCCCATTGTCCTACATGACGAACCTGAAAACTTAGGTTCATGTCAATCAGAATCTTATGTCCTGCTTGACGAAGCTTATTTTGAAAATAAAAATCTTCACCATGCCAATCATTGTCATAGTATTCAAAATTGAAGAAAGGAGGTTCAATGTTTTTTAAAATTTCTGTTTTCATCATCATACACCCCATACCCACACCTTCCACTTCTTGCAGTTCCTGGTCACCTTCTAGTGGTAACCAGTTGTCCCAGTTTCCTCGTTCCGGGTACGCCACAGTTTGAAGTGGGACTGAACGTTTCATGTAGTTAGCGCACACCACATCTACATTGTGTCCCATCAATCTCATGGCAGTGGTGCTGGGAAACAGCATGTCTGAGTCCAGCCAAAGAGCGTAGTCTGCTTTAATGTTCATGGCTTGTTTTGCCAGACGTTCACGCTGAGCCAACAGAATGGTGCTTTGGTCATAGATGACATGAACATCAATACCTGCCATGGTAGTGGTTTTCACCAACTCCACCAATGCAGTTGTGAACAAACTGTACATGGATTCCTTACATGGAATCAGAATGGCTAGTTTAGTGGGGCGTGTTTTCCAAATACTTAAGTCATAGATGTTCTTCATACACCAGCTACCCCTGCTGCCAATGAGGTGGATTGTGTGGTGATGTCACGAATCATTCCCGTGATTTCATATACACGTTTCACAAATAGTTGATAGTCAGCTAAAGGAAACTGAGTCACAGTATTTAATGTATCAATACTGTACTTATCAAAAATAAGAATTTCCATGGCGGCTTGACGAGCCCATCGTTCAATCATGGCAAACCGTGTGGTCTGTAAATCATTGTTCAGAAGGTTCAACAAATGTTCTGGGTCATGTTGAGCTAGAACATCTTCCAGAAAGGCAATACGCTCTGGCCATGTGTTGGCTTCTTTCAGGTACTTCAATTCATACAGAAGTTCCGTGAGTTTCTTTTTGTCATACCCAATGGAAACCCATCGGACATAACGTTCTTCGTATTCCGATGGGTTATCATTGATGGCATTCAGTAATGTGTCAAAGGTAATGTCTGTCATAATTATCACTCCACATGAAAATAGTATAAAACAATTTATATATGTGCTACAATTTTGTCAAGTCTTAGTAGGTGTTTGGTGTGGTTCTACCACCGAAGTCTGTGGACAACCGGATTTGACCGGTTGTGATGCCAATTTGTGCACCTAAATTAGCTCTCAGTGCCACCTGGCCTGAGAGACCGTATGCGTTACGGACTCGCCCCATGGTGATTGCTGAACCTGTATTTGGAATTATACCCATTGTGAACCCCTAGAAGGCCAAAATTATTTAGTGCAGTTGCAATTCTTCTTCACTTCATCTAATTCCAACTTTAAGGCCTTGATGGCTTCTACTAATACTGGAATTAACTTCTCATACTTCACGGTCAAGTATTGTTCATCAATAGGTGCAGGTGCTACAGCTTCAGGAAGAACAATTTGCACTTCTTGAGCGCTAACACCCACTTGCATTTTGTCATTGTTGTAACCTAGTGACTTGGCCACTTCATTTTCTGTGAAGTAGTATCCATTCAATGAAGTTACTTTTTCTAGTGCATTTGGGATGGTGCCATGGAAGTTCTTCAAACGAGCGTCAGAATAGAACGCTGTGATTTCATTGGTGGCACGAATTTCACCTGCTGTACCTGAGCCTGCTGTACCCACACCCAATGAATTGAATTGAACATTGGAGCTGGTTGCTACAGCTTGTCCGATGCTAATGGTGACTGCACCTGTGGCACCAGACACAGTGACACCCGTGCCTGCCACATTGCTGGTAACACCTGAGTTGGTGATGGTGACGGCGCCTGTGCCACCTGACACACTGATGCCTGATCCTGCTACAGCAGAGGTTACACCTGCGTTAGTCAATGTCACAGAACCACCAAGTGATACTGAACCACCACCTGACATACCAGTTCCTGCTGTGACTGTTACTGCACTGTTCACCAAGCCAGCATTTGGAAGGCCTGTGCAATTGGTCAATGTACCTGATGAAGGAGTACCTAGAGCAGGAGTGGTGAGTGTTGGGCTTGATGCCAACACAACAGAACCTGAACCTGTGGTACCGTTGCTCAAGTTGGAAGCAGCAATTTGTGAACCGTTGATGAGATAGTTCTTGCCTGTTGGGATGTTGATGTGTTCTGAGCTGAGCCAAGAATTAGTACCGTTGTTATAGGCCCAGGTCTTGTTACCTGCAGTTGTGGCTTCCACAGTTAGACCTGCGCCATCAGCACCTGCGTTTGTGGCATTACCCTTGGCTACTGTCAAGTTCAAATCATCAATGTCTACAGTGGTGCTGTTCACTGTTGTGGTGGTACCATTCACAGTCAAATCACCTGAGATGGTGACTGCATTACCGCTCAATGAGATGGCAACTGCACCTGTTGAGGACTTGATGTCATTACCTGTTACTGTCAAATCACCCTTCACTTCCACATCAGAAGCGTTCAATGTTAGAGCTGTGGCGCCAGTTGAGGACTTAATGTCATTGCCATTCACAGTAACATCACCTGCTAATGTAACATCAGCACCTGCCATGGTGATGGCAGTGGTGGCGCTTGAACTGGAAGCAATAACTAGTTGACCACCTGATTGAATCAACCGACCAAATTCTGTACCACCATCCTTCAGGATGATGTCTGAACCATCAGCATCAAGAATGATGTCAGCAGCTGCATCAAGAGTGAAATCTGCTGATGCATTCACTTGTGCAATGGTGGGTGTGGTGATGGTTGGACTGCCATTGAACACCAACAAACCAGTACCAGTTTCATCTGATACTGCTGCCAACATTTGAGCTGATGTGGCAGTCAAAGTGTTGTTGGCAAGATTGATGGTCTTGTTGGTCAATGTTTGTGTGACATCAGTACCCACCATGGTGGTGGTGGCATCTGGGATGGTCACTGTTCGGTCAGCTGTGGGATCCACTACTGTTAGAAGTGTTTCAAAGGCATCTGCTGTGGCACCTTCAAAATACAAACCATTGGTAACAATGGCGGCATCTAGTGTTTTGTTGGTGAGTGTTTGTGCACCATCAAGTGTTGTAAGTGTTCTTGTGGCTGAGCCTGTGTAGTATTTGATATCACCGGCATTGTTCCAAACGTCACCTGATACAGGTGATGAAGGATCAGCACTACCAGCTACAACACGAATACTAGCGGTAGAAGAACTACTTGTGACAGTAGTAAACTTACCTGTCATGGTAGTAGAACCGTCTTTTTCTACCTTGTCGGTGTTCAAATTACTGAAGTTGTTGTCTACTTCAGTATTTGTGAGTGGAGTACCTTTTACGTTTCTTAAGGTTAGTGTGGACATCGTTATCCTCTATTGGCAATTAATAGTTGGAGCATATTTTTAATATCTGTTAATTCTTGTTTTACACTATTTATATCAGTTTCAAGTTCTTTCATTTTGTCTTTACTGAAACGTCTGGCTTTATATGCTGCCAACCCCTCTAAATCAGTATTCACAACCGCAGAACTGTTACTGTCTCGACGAATTTTTAGTTCATCCATGATATTATGCCATCAATGCCAAGGCACGCATGCTGTTTACCCTGGGGATGTAATAGGAATCCACACTGGTCATGACAATTTTCACAGCAAACACAGTGAATTGACTAAAAGCAGAACCGTTAGATGTGTATTCAAACACTCCAGAACTGTTCAATCCTCCCACCACAGTGGTTTCATCATGTCCATTTTTATTGAACTTGTATACTAGTTCTCCAGCACCCAATGTGTTGCTGTTCAAGCTCTTCACCATTTGTGTCCAAGGACGGCTCTTGGGATCCACGGTGTCACCAGGAGCCACTAGTTTAGCGTACAATGTGATGTCCGTACCTGATGGGATTTCAGCGTCCAAAAACACCATTAAGTCATCTGCTTCAGAACCTGTTGGAAGAGACACAAAGCGTGTGTGGTATTTGGCGTTGCCTTGTACATCTGTGGCTTCATAATCCACTGTGATGATGTCATCGGTACCTGTTACCGCGGCGTTGGAGGTCAATGTGATGCTATCTCTGGCGGTGACGGCACGTACCACGCCAATCACTTTGCCTTCTGAATTACGCAACACAGAACCATTGATGACTTGATTGATGAATGCAGTTTCATCACCTGTGGTCTTACCTGTTACTGTGGTACTGCCTGTACTGAAGGTGGAAGTACCAGACAATGTTCTACGCACACTACGAACCACGTGTTCATAACCAATGATTTGTGACTTGGTGATGTCCACGATGGGTGAGATGTTGGGGTTGCTGGTGGCAAAATTCACCTTCACCATCACAGAACCCAAGGTGTCATTTGTGATGTTCAAACCACCAGCCAATGTTTCATAGCTGTGTGAGTACACAGTCTTTTCTTCACCTAATGTGAAGATGCCTTCCTTCTTCATGGCAGTGTAGGCAGCAGGTTCCACTTCAGCAGAATTGTAAATCTTATGCTCAAATGACAATGCTGAATCATTATATTCCACATAGGAGATGGCAGGTGCCATTTGATGAATCAATTTACCTTCTGTACCATCTTCATAAGGTTCCAATGAGATGATGGCAGTGCCTGCACTGGAAGCAGTTGGTGTTCTCTTGATGGATACAGTTTCACCGTCTGAGAAAGTACCAGAAACTATTTCTGTGTGTGCCACAGCATTATATCGGTCATAATTCAATACAGTACCAATAGCACCACTGGTTCCACCCGTTAGTGTGTCGCCTACTAAAATGTCTACTGAGTTGGCACTGATGCCAAGATAATCAATCTTCTTGTTCTTCAAGTACAATGTACCGCTGGACACATTGAAGTCAGCACGATATAACGTAAACTTCATATCACTGGTTTCTGAGACAGTCCAACTTACACTGTTGCTAGACACATAGAATCTACCAGCAGAAGGTTGTTTGTCAATTTTTTCTTCAGTACCAATTTTGTTTTGACCTAACACGGCTGTCCAGACTTCATAACCTTCACGACCACCTGCAGGAAGAAGCACAATGGCATATTCTTCATTGTTCTTCAAGTACACAGGTGATTCAAATGTAAATTGTGTAGGTGCAGAAGCATCAGTAGACACATTCACATCTTTAGGATATAAGGTAACTGTGCTAAATGGGACAATTTCTGTGCCAGGATTTCCATTAGTAGTGGTGCGAATTTGTAATGTGATAGGTACGGTTGCTGAAGAAGGGCGTGTTTTGAAATACACATCCACCTTGGTGATGAAAATACCGTTATCCAAACCAGATACAAAGAAGGTTTGTGCCACAGGATCCTTGAATGTTGTAGTGGATGGATTCACTGTAACGGTACGTTCCACAGACAATTCTCTGGGTGATGTGGAACGTGCAAATGTGATATTAGGTGCTCTTGTAGCTGCAATCTTGGCACTATCATATGTGATGGCGCCAAAAGAATTGTAGGTAGTGATAGCTACACAATCTGTCTGAGCATTTGGGTCAGAGGGATGATTGATGAGGGTGAACACGCGTGTTCCTGTCTTGAATGTTTCTGCAGGAATACGAAACACACCAGTGAGTTCACCGTTGGTATCAGTAATTAAACTACCACCAAAAGCCGTTTGAGAACTAGTTCTACAATGGTCTGTTACCAATTGTCCATCAAAGAAGGGATATACGCGAGTGTTTGGCTTCAATCCTTTGGCATTGAAGTTGACGGAAGCACTACGCATATACGGTAATGGTTCGTCAGTAGGCTGCTGTATAATTGGAGGTGTTGTCATGTTTATTTAACTGTTAAATTGCGTTGACATCTTGGAAGGCATAAGTGGAGATGGCTTCATTTTCTCCACCTTTCCAGCCAGTACCGCTGCCGCCGTACACAACTGGATTGGCTTGGCCGCCGCCGCCACCGTAGATGACAGGCTCTGTGTAGGCTGGTGGTACTTCTTCTGGTGGTGCTGGTGAATCATCTGGAAGTACCGGTGGTTGTCCTTCAATAATAATTGTTGGTGTTACTGAAATGATGACTGGTGGTCCTAAAGCACCTCCCACAGAATCAATTTTAATTGGCTTCAAATTCCATTCTTGTTCAATGAACATAGGAACAATTGGTTTTTCTTTCTTCTCAGGAGGAGGAGGCAAGATATGCGGCTTGAATTCATCAATGCATGGCACAGGGATGTGTACTTCCACGATTTTTTCCACTTCACGAACCACTTCTTTCTGTACTTCTACTTCCTTGATGATAACTTCCGTGTTGTAGTGATTGATGACTTGTGGTTGTGTTCTGTGTTCATACCAGACATCTTCTGCTGGAATCAAGCCGATGCTACCTTCATATCCATATACTACATTGTTAGTTACTGATACTGATTCTGAGGCATATGGATTTTCTGAGAACACCACGTGTTCATAAGGCAGAGTGGCAATTTCACCATCAGATGGATAGTTCACTAGGTCTGGACGGAAATCTTCTGCCAAGATGGCAGCTGTGATGCCAGTGTAGGTGATGAGACCTGTTGTACTTGTGGTGGTACCGGTGATAGTGTATGCTGTGTTAGCAACAAATGTTCCAGTGCAGTTCACTAGATACAATCTCACCCACTTGTAGTTACCGCCTCGAGCAATTTCCACACGATGTTCCACTTCACCAGTGGCGCCTGATGTGGCTTGTGATACTGTTTCACCAATAGCAAAGTTAACAGCACCTACAGTTTGACGAACCACAATCTTAGCATCTGTGGGAGCTAGCACCACACTGCTAGTGCTAGACACTTCCAAATCAATGGGGTCTGCATCTAATCGTGGGGACAAAGAACCTTGATAAATCAAACAATTATTGGTTTCATTCACCAAGTTGATTCTGTCAGCTCTATCAAATGAATCCACCAACACACCATTCTTGAATCGTTCCTCACCTGTATCATTATATATCAAGGTGTTGATGGTCTTTTGTTCCAAGAAAGACAACTTAGTGAATTCTTCCAAACTGCTCAAACGTTTTTCAATCACACCAATGTCTGCCATGGTGTAGCGACGTTGCAAATCTGCCTTGCTGAAGCTTGAGGCATTGGCAGGTCGTCCAGCTAACTTGGCTGCTTTAGGAGACAGTGCAGGGAAAGGCGGCATTTGTAAAATACCCAAGTCCATGCAATTGGCTGGCAGTCTAGGTGTAAGTGGATTTTCTGATGCCTGTCCTTCAATCACTGTGAAGTTACCATCAGTATCCAGAATCACACGATCCACACGGGGGAGATTCCATTCAATATCTGTCGTGAATTCTTCTTGTGGATGTGGGATGTAATGTGGAGTGAATCCAGTGAAGGCCTTGGTGGATGATGTGTAACCGATGGGATTGATGTTGGATGATGTCAAAGTAGTTGTGGATGTTGCCACGTTAGCCACTGTGACACGGAAATCCAAACTATCTCTCATTTCATATTTCTTACCATTGCTAGCCATGTACACAGGCATCTTGTGCCAGTCAATCTGTGTGGATGTTGGGCTACTACCTTGAGCAGGTAATGGATAGCTATCTACGTTAAAGAAGGCACCCGCATTATGTGTGAAGTGATCCAACCGAACCACGTATCGACGTTCTTCTAAAAATCCGCCATCTACTGTTCCTAGATTGTAGTGGCTATCAGTTTGACCATTTTTGATTTTGAATTGTGCTGTGAGGTCATCACCTGAGCTGTTGACGGTGGCCCAGCTGGTTTCCACGCCGCCTGCCTTGATGTAATCCAAAGCATAGATGTCATACAAGCCCAGTGAAGCTGAGGTTGTGAACTTTTTAGCCACCACATCCCAGTTTGGATGCACCACACGAAGAGGTGTGCTACCTGTAGTAGTGATGGTGGCGGCTGAATTAGCAGTCAATACAATGATGGGACCTGTTGAAGTACCATCATTCTTAGGTGTCACTGATGATACAGTTCCTAGTAGTGCATTTGCTGATGTATAAATTTTGCTTCCTACAGGACAATCTTCAGTTGTGATGTCTACAGAAGCATTATAGGCAAATGTAATATTTGCTGATGATGTACTGGCTGTACCTACCAGATAGGTGCTACCACTAATGAATCCTAACTTTTTTGTGGTTTGAATTCTAACATATCTGTTAGTGTTCAAAGTTTTTGTTCTTGGTGTAACATCTGAGCGTGACACTGAAGCCAACACGGACACCGTGGGAGAACCTGTCAAACTTCCTGGTGTGTAGATGTTGAAGTTGATGGTGTTGGTACCAGGTGTCACGGTCATGTTACCACCAGTCATGTTGATGACTTCGCCGGCTGTGTAGATGGTGCTACCTGTGCTGACAGTGGTTTCTGCAATCACGATGAATTCAGCCAAGATGGTGGCATCGTTGCTAGCAGTGAAAGCAAATGTTTCATCACCCGACACACTGATGGAAGCTGAACCGTTGGCGGCTACAGCAACTGAGGTGAAATGTTTTCTGTATGTGAATGAATTGTCAAGTGTGGTTGGTTGTAATGTCTTGACATAGTTGTAGGTGGTGGGAATGATGTAAGGTGAGAATGTAGATTCTTTCAATTCTGCTGGTGTAACAGCCACGTCTGCATGGAAGTCTTTGGATGCGTTATCATAATACACACCAGCAATATCAGCAACACTACCACCAGTCATGTCAATATCATACAAATACACTCTGTATCTAGCAGCTGCTGCACCAGGAGTACCTGAGATATATTCCACTGTGGCAACACGTGCAGTACCAATTTGTGAACCTGGTGCTGATGTTGAGGAGTAGGTGCCAGCTGTGACAGCGCCTGCAGCTGCTCCACGTAGTGACACCAGAGCACCGTTAGCTGGAATGCTTCCGCACATTTCATCAACAATCAAATAGTTGCCATAGGCGGTAGACAATTTGATGGCTGTTCTTTCTCTGGTGTCGGTGGGCTTCACAACATCCAGATACTTGGTGGCAAACAGTTCGTATTCAAATCCTCGAACATATGCCTTGCCTGGTTCCACACCCAGTGCCAACTTGCCGTTGTCACCACCTTGTCCTGAAGTGTAGACACCATCGGTGTCATCATCCACAAGATGTTCACGGATGTGATAGTTGAACGGACGAACCACATAGTCACCTGATTCATCATAGGTTCTACGTGCCAAAGTCTTGTTCAATTCTGCATATTGTGAACGGTCATATCGGCGACTGATGGCTCCTGCGTTCACTTCATATAAAATGAAGAAACCTTCCACAACTTCATTGATAGGATAGGCCACTAGTTCTGTGGACAGTTTGAATCTGTCAGCACCAGGAGCTGTATAGTTGAAAGCACCTTGTGCTGGATCCAACAATGTTTCATCATCATCTGATGTGATGATTTCTTCATTCACTAAAAATCCTACTTTTTTACTAGGTGTTTCACTGTACTTTTCTAGTACAATAGTTTGTGAGTAATGACGAATGAAATAACCGTTGGCATACACCACACCATCACCTACAGAAAACAAAGAACCTTTTGTGATAGGTGTCTGTGACACATCCGCAATGATAACAGTGACATTTTCATCATCAGATTGTGTAAGAACTTCATCTGCTGCAAATGTTTCTGTGGCACCACTGTCACCTTGTGAGATGTATTGTAGAAACAATGCTTTGTACGTGGTTGTTTCAGTACCTGTGGCAACTTTTTTCACCACAGCCTTTACATTATCAGTGGCACCTACCAAAGTTTTACCTTCCAATGCCAATAAAGCAGCATCAGTGATTTCTTGACCTGAGGTATCTGTGTCCAAAATTTTCACAACATCCACACCAAAGTTTGTGGATTCTGGGCATCCAGAAATCACAGAACCTTCCTTGAAGATGTTATCGCCAAAGCGTTTTACTTGGTCTTGAAGGATGGTTTGTAGTTGTGTAAGTTCACGTGCTTGTACAGCATATCCAGGCTTAAATAAAACTTTATGAAAGTTTTTATCTAGGTCAAAATCATCATAGTATGGATAGGTGTTGAGATTTAGCTTAGCCATAGATTATTAAAAGTTGATGTACAATTTGAATGTTTCAGTTTGTTCAGCTTGACGTTGTAGTGGTGTGATATTATTGTAGTAAATAACTTCACCAGACTTCTGAGAAGTCTCTGGTTGCACCACAGAATCTGCAACAATGGTCAATCCTGATTGGCCTGTTGTGATGTTCTCTAAAATGGACTCATCGGTAAGACTATTTATCACAGGTAGCAGATAGATGATTTCTCCATTTACATATGCTACAATATATTTTCCTCCACTGTCTGTTTCAATCACATCATCTAAATTGTATTCGGTACCATCTGGCACTTCAATAACATAGCATCCATTGCCTGTGTTGGAAGAAAACAATCGTTCATCTCCAAACTCCTTCAAATTTTTAATGATGCCGTATTGCCGGAAATCATTCTCCAAGAAGAAATCATCTAGAAAATCTTCAATGTTCACTGTGATGCCAACAGTGGTGGCAAACAATTCTTGAGGAACATTGGACCCGTGGCCGCCTTGTGGTGAAATGGTAGCTGTAATTTCTGCGCCTGTACCATCACCATTCACTGTGATATCAGCAAATGTATATCCTGTTCCTCGGTCTGTGATGGTGACTGCGGTAATTTCACCGTCCACTACTGTGACAGAAGCAGACGCACCTTCACCATCACCATTGATGGTTACTGTGGTGGTGGCTTGTGCGTATCCAGAACCTCCGTCCACAATTTCCATGAAGTCAATTTGTCCGTTGGTGGCTACCGCATATCCAGCAACATTTTGATTGATGATGTTTGGAAGGTCTGTGGTTTCAATTGTTACAGATCCTGTGGCACCTGTGCCTGTTCCAATGATGGAAACAAAGGCGAAACTATATCCAGAACCACCGTTTGTAAGTGTTAGTTCTGTGACCAGTCCAGCTGACACCGTGGCGGTGGCCTCGGCTCCTACACCATCACCAACAATAACCACAATAGGTGCTGTTGTGTATCCTGACCCCTGCGAATCCAGAATGATTTCACTGATAGTTCCATTATGGTCAAATCGTGTGGAAGTGCCATAGAACTTCACAGGAATGTAATCATCATTCAGAAATTTCACACGGTCAGCAGCAGGTACTTCATATATCAACTGCCACACATATCCATCTGATAAGGTTTTGGGACCTACTTCTGAGAAACTAGGTTTCACTGTGGATGGATTTCCATTGTTATTACTCAAACATTTGTATACACGGTAGTTGTCACTGTTGAACACATAGAAATCTTGACTGGCCATGTTCACAGTATCATCATATTGGTCGTATATTGTGGCTGTGGTCCAATCAATTCTGTTTGCCAGCATGGTGATGTCACTAGGATTCACCTTTTTCACACCTAGAATGTTTCTTTTGATGGCACTATCATCACTTCGGCAATCCACAGGAGTTGGTGGTGTTGAGTCATTGGCCCAAGCTGTTGGACGAGACAAAAACACATAGAAATAATCATGTGGATTTGGATAATTGGTGATGGTGAATGTATTGATGGTGACAGTTTGATCCAAAGGACCTGTCAAAGTGGTATCACCTAATCCAAACAAAGGTGTGATGTTGATGGCAGTTCCTGCTGTAGCATTGGCAAAACTAGATGCCAACTTAATTACATTGGCTGATACTTTAATTGTGAAATAATTAGTGGCATCAGTGAGTGTGGCGATGCTACCAGTATCTTCTGCATAGGTAACTTCTTGTCCGGTTACAAAACCGTGATTGGGTAAGTACAAGGTGTTATCAATTTTAAGAAATGCTTGATAGCTGTTACCTGTGCCGGTAAGATTGATGGCTGACCCACCGGAGGTCAATGACAGTTGAAAGGTGTCTACAGCTGCGTTCACAACATAGTATTCAGTACCATCAGTTAGACCTGTGATACTAGTACCCCCATTGTTGTAATAAGTTACAATATCACCATTGGAAAATCCATGGGATGTGGAGGTGATGGTTTCTGTGGAGGTGTTCACACCAGTGGTAGGCACATTGATGCCATGTAAATTCATCATTTGTTCATCTACAACAGCTCCTTCAATGTATTCTTCCACCAACACTAATTGAAATGCTGACCCAGAAGGAGATCCAGCAAGATTGATGGCAGTGGGTGAGGAAGCAATTGCAAAAGCACGACTAGTAGCCAATTTGATGGTGTCATCATCAATGAAAATCACATAGTATGATACAGCATTCACAAGATTGGTGATGCCTGTTGTGGCACCATTTTCAAAATAAATTACCTTATCACCTTCATTAAATCCATGGTCCACATAGGTGATGGTATCAGACCCTACTGTTACAGCCGTGTCTGCAAATTCAATGCCGTTGATGGTTAGTGTGGTGACTTCCTCACCAGTAGGTGTTAAAAGTTCCACACTAGTACCATCTGTAGCGATGTAATCATCAGTTAAAATTTTATCACCATCTACAAACACTTCAATTCTTCCAGGAGTGTAACTCAACGTTTTACCTTTGATATCTTCACCTGAAAACGTATCATCACCAGCAGTTGCCGAATAGGTGTACATCGTGGTGTCTAGTGTGTTCAGAGTATTCAACTCTCCACTAGGCACATTCAAAGTGTTCACTACATCGCGGTGAAAACTGCGTGCGAGTTCCGTCCGGAACCTAATCGGCAATAGTGCTGGCATTAGTTTTTAATTATGAAAGTGTGACAGTCCAAGTTACGGTCATAGCGTCAGAAGCACCTTTGTTCACTACTGAGAACACAGTGCGGCACAACATGGTTCCTGCTGATGAAGCATTGAAGATACCTGCTTCTACTAGAGCACCTGTACCAGTACCAGCTGGGAATGTGCAAACATATTGCACAGAGTCATTGGTAGTTGATGAGGTGGTTTGTGTTGATGATGTCAATGCAGTACGTGATGAAGATACAGCTGCACCTAGACCTGTGTTACCAGCTGCGGCTGCTGTGTTGTCTGTACCCACTTCCATGTGTGACATCACGTTTGATGATGTGCCAATCATACGTGAAGTGATGTAAGCCTTACCGACACTTACCACTAGATTGTCAATTTCACGTTCTTCTCTTACTACACCATTTTCATCATGTAGTACAATCTTCACCTTACCTGTTGCTTTGATTAGTTCTTCCATTTTTTCCTCTGGTTTTTAAGTTGATGAAACTACAAATCAATACTAGTATTTATACAAAATTTAGAAACTGCTGACGGTTCCCACGTAAGTGGACGTAGTTGTTTGTGTGGTTACATAGGATTCAGCAAAATAACTTTCCAGAACCACAGAACCACCTGCATCTGTTGTGGTGACCGTGTCTGTGATGTTCTTGCCCATGTCTGTGATATTCACATCAGATATGGTTACTGTGTCTGTTGAAATCACATAATCCAGACTCAATGCCACATCATCTCCTATTGTGACATCTTCTTGCAAGTCACTACTTGCGTCATTCAATTGGTTGAAATTACGAACCATAGTGTCAGACACAGACAATGTATCTGTAAGTGTGAAGTCTAATTCCTTCACAACAGTTTCAGATGTGGTAATAGTGTCTGTTAAAGAAACAGGAATCACAATCAACAAGTCTAAGTTGTCAGAAGTGGACACTGACTCAGTTAATGATTTAGAAACTGAAGATACCAACCCATCTGTTGTACTTTGACTATCTGATAGAGTTTTACTGATGTTCTTGGTCAATACGTCAGTGGTGTTCACAGTTTCAGACTTCACAAGATTGACATTCAAAGTGGCGTTGTCTGACTTGTTGAAACTATCAGACAACACACTACTGGTGTTCAACACCAATGTATCAGTCATTGACACATCATCTTGTAAATCAGATGTGGCATCATTCTGTTGATTGAAATTTCTCACCAAAGAGTCTGACACTGTAAGAGTATCAACAAGTGCCATATTTGTATTGAATGTAACTACTTCAGTTGTGCTTACTGTGTCTGATTTGAATGGTTGAGCAGTTGTGGTTGCCACATCTGTTGCTGTTATGACATCAGAGAATGGTTTGCTAATGGACAGAACTGGGGCATCCGACATGCTCACATCATCTTGTAAATCTGATGTGGCGTCATTTTGTTGATTGAAGTTGTAGAGTAAGCTGTCAGACACATTCACAGAATCCGTGAGAGCAATAGAATTGTTTCGTGTCATGTTGTCTGACATGGTTACGCTGTCTGACAAACTCTTATTAACATTCTTGGTCAACACATCAGCACTGGACACCACATCAGTTTTAGTGTTTGAGATGTTGAATGTCACAATTTCTGTGGAAGATACTGCCTCACTCAAAGGTAACAAGTACACAATGGCAGCGTTGAATGTTTCACTTAATGTGACATTTTCAGTAAATGGTTTGCTAATGGTCTTTGCAATTCCCTCAGATAATGTCAACGTTTCTGACAATTCACGATATGGAAGGTCTTCAATATCTGTCTGAGTGAATGTATCTTCCACTGTTACTGTTGAAGGTGTCAACACACCTGTCAATAGCAAGTTGGCAAACATCTTGAAGCCCGCAGGATGTGTGCTCTTTAAGTAGGTATCTTTCCAGTTAGATAGTTGTTCTGTGGTCTCAATGACGTAAGAATAGGGTTGATAGTAGTCATTGTCTTGCACCTTGATGATGTCAGACAAGAACCCTGCGTTATCTTGGAACTCACCTGGTGCATGATAAATGTGGCCAGTTGAGAACGTGATTTCTGCGGGTGATGCACCTGCTCTACCATTGTTGAAATCCACTGTGAAGGTCTTCACCGGTGTGAAGGTCGTGGATATCACTAGTTCTAGAACTGCCCCAGTACCAGACCCTGAGACTGTCAGTGCAGTCAGAGGTAATCCGGTGACTGGATCCAATTCATTGCTGTAGTTGGCACCACCATTCACCACAGCAACTTGTGTGATTTTACCCCCAGACACCAACACACGAAAGTCAGCACCAGTACCATCACCCACCAACACCACGTCTGTGGCGCCTGTGGCATATCCTGAACCACCATCCAAGATGGTGACAGATTCAATTACACCTGTCTTACGAACCAGGAACTTTTCACCGCTGTCCACAATGGACAACAGCTTGATTTTACCCCGGGTTGGAGCAGATGCATAATCTCCGAACAAGGTGTAATCTTGTAAGAAGTATTGTTCAGCCAGTGTGTTTTCAGTTTTTACGATACGAACAATGGCGTTGTTTTGTAGTGCTTCATAAGCGTAGGCGGCTGATCCTGTGGTGACTTCTGTGTAGTCACCCGCGAAATACAACCCTTCAATACCTGTTTCTGAAATGAAATAACTGTCATCTCGACGAAATTTACTACCTGCTTCATCAATACTTACAACACTTGTCAACTGTTTTGAAATGGTGCCATAGGTTGTTGTGGCGGCACCTACAAATTGCACATATACGTGTGTGTCGTAGTTACCTAAACTAGCTGCCAAACTGGTGTCTGCCACAATATCATCTGGAAACACATAGTTGGGATTGATATCCACTTCCAACTGAAAAATGTTGGGTCGAGAAGTTTCATAGACATCCAAACACCGTGTGGTGGTGGTACGAACAAAACTCCCCACACCTGAAATGAATTCCAAATATTTCAGAGTAACAATTTTTTCTTTCAGTTCAAAGATGTTTTCATCAGGGAACCGTGTGGTGTCCACTTTGATGAAACGTTTTCTGCTCCAACGACCATCAGATGCACGAAGAAGATAATCACCAGGATATTTTACAGTAGCCGTGTCATTGAACATGAAACGGAAAAACATCTCCGTGGCATTTTCTGACCCCTTGGCTTCATAATATTGATTGATGTATTTGATTAACTTACGATTGGTAATTAAAGTGTCTGTTGGAAAATCGTAAGAATATTGACTTCTAAAATAAGGAATGAAGGTGTCAAGCGTAACATCAATGTCTGTCCAATCTGCGTTATTTAACAGAACATCATGGGCCTCACCCTGTTGTTCCAAAAATCTATAGTAATGTTCCAGGAACGTTACAAACTGCGGGTATTCCACCCGCACAAATTCAGGAAGTTGTCCTGAAACTAAGTGATGTAACTTTCTCTTGATGGACATTATTGTTGTGTGTATGGACGACAGCTAATTGTTAGACCAGGTGTGATGTTAGCCGTGGAATTATTTTGGCTATCATCTAATGTGATGATGGTGTTTTTTGCTGCTCGAGCTGCCACTGCAAATGTTTCCACGTCTGATGTTCGTACCGTACCACTGGTGATGTTTTGATACAACGGTTGAGGACGGAGGCTTAGATACAACTTGTCTACATTTCCTAGATATTCAGTAACAATGACATTGCTCAATGTGATGATGCCTCCATCATAATGCACTGTACCTACTGTGGCCACAGGTGTGTTGGTATTACGGTCTACAAATTTGATGGTGCCGTATCCAGTGTCACTTTGTACAGCGTCATTACTGAAGTCCTGAAGATACCCATTATATCGCAAGCCACTAATAGTTGTGATGAAATTACTGCTTCGAATTGTTTCTGGGTCAATGGCGGTCAAATAATTTAACGTAGCTGTATAACCTGATGTGGAACTAATTCCAATAGGCAGACGTTTTTGCAAACGCATTTTAAACAAAGAACTTACCACAGAGGTGTTCAACAGTTTCACACGTTCACTAACTCTGGATAAGAAGAACGTCCTACTTAAAGTTCCTAGTTCATCATTGAAGTAATCTTCAACTTCTGCTTTCACAAGCACAGACAAATCTGATGCTTTCAAGTTGGTCATCTTAGGATTGAAATTCACTACTCCTTCTAAACCCAAATACAAGTAATCAGGATCCACAAATTCATGTTTGATGCTCATCACACTGCGTGGACGAAGCACTGTTTCTTTCACAAAATTTTTATCTGCTTCTGTCAACACAGACCCAAAGATGGGGTCAATGGAAATATACACCGTGCCATACACTGGGGGACTATTTTCTTCACCACCCCAGACAGTGACTTCTCGAGCTTTGGTTAAATTCTGTTTGATGAGTGTACGATAATCTTCAGTGGTGATGGCACGATTTCTGTTGGCATTGAACTTGGGAGCATTGAATCGAACACTATCAATACTTTCTGGAGCAGAACCGCCGGCGGCAGCAGAGATGATGGTGATATCCACTTCATCTTCTCCATCAATGTCGCCAACTAGAGTGAATGTACGTGCTCCGTTAGCTGCAGCTCCTTCTGATACCAGATATGTGATGGTGACAATGTTTCCTGTTGTTAATTGTGCACCCACCACATCATCACCGAATACAATTTGATATTCACCTTTGTTGTTTTCTTCCACCCAGAACACTTTGCTAGTAGATGTGATGTCCACGATATTGGAGGTTTTCGTCCACGTGGTTGATGTCAAGTCACCCACTGAATTCTGAACATCCACTTCAATCGTGGTGGTGTCCACATTGGCGTTAGGAATTACTAATGGGCCGGAGCGATTATCGGTACCAATGATGAAATCATTAGTTAAACGAACACCTTCAACTAATTCTACATCTGTGAACACATATTTGTTTTCTCCATTCACAGTAGCAGTTTGTGATTCATTCACATAGAAGGTGTATGAACTGCCGTTAATTGAAGCGTTGAATTTTGTACTGGGTGTGATGGATAGAGTTGGGCCTGGTGATACTGTTTTGTTTACAGATAAGTTGACTGTAGCTTTTGCTGATGTTGTGGAACGTGGTGAATATCCCAACATTTTAGCTAGAGACACCACAGAACTTCTTTTGATGGCAGTATCAATGAACATTTCATTGGCTTGAAGATTGGCTAACACAGCATTATAATGGGTGTTGTAGGCCAACACATCTAGCAGAAGTGACAAGGCAGAACCTGTGAAATCATAATCCGTGAATTCAGACTGTGATGCCAGATAGTTTCTTAGATTGGTTTTAATTGTATCAAAGTCTAATTCTGTTACTGTGATTTCTGCCATTATCGTAATCTCTCTAATGTTACTGTGAGTGATGCGGGTTGACTTATGCCTACAATAGTGAAGAACAGAGTGATTTCATATTCATTCTCATCTTCGTTAGGGACGACATCCACATTGTCTAGTTGTAATCTGGGTTCCAATCTAGTTAATGTGTTGGCAATGGATTGTCTCAACACTTCTGTGGTGATGGGATCCACAGGCTCAAACAATAATGCAGTGATTCCAGAACCCACTTCAGGTTGAAACAGTCTTTCTCCAGGAACTGTAAACAACAACGTTTTCAGAGATTGACGAACAGCATTCAAATCCACTTTTTTCAACACATCCTGTGTCTCTGGATGAGCTGAAAATGTCAAATCTAAGTCTTTGTATAGTTTAGCAGGAGAAAGAATAGGCATTTTTATTGAATATTTATATGGTTACTTTAGACGTTTCCTAGATTCAACAACGCACCCCGACCGCCACTTGCATACTTGTGATTCATGAAAGTACCAAATGTTCTTCTATTACCATTTCTATTGAACGTGATGTGAATCCAAGGCATTTTACTACCTGTGGTCTTGTACTCCAGCAACAGCTGGTCAAAGGGAATATTGGCTTTGATCCACGCTGCAATTTCCATGTACCCCAACTTGGATACTCCATTGAACTGCAAATCCGCAGCTTGACCGTACAAATGTTGAGAATTCAAAGCACCGCCTTCAGGAATGAAGTCTCGAAATCCACTGGTAATCACCATGTTGGAGTACTTGTCCTTGATGGGATCCAGACATTGTTGAGCCAAGGCCTTCATGTTACAAGCCATGTCATACACGGTGTTGCCATTGAAGGCTCTGAGTCTGGACTGTGAAGCTGCAGCATTACAAATGTTACCCACCGTGAAGTAATCAGAAATCTTCAGTGAGTTAGTGATTTGTTGTTGATTGGTGATGTCAGCACATCCTGGAATAGTCTGCGGACGGTCTGGAGCTGGAAGATTGTCAGTGGCAGTAGCTGCAGGTTGTGGTTGGTTCAATTCTTCTCTGGTGATAACACCATCAGTGATGGCTTCTTCTTGTAACCGTTTGATGACAGCAGCATTCTGTTCATAGTTTTCACCTAACATATCCAATGTGAATGTCAACACTTCTTCACGGGTGGGGACAATCAAATCTGGGAAGGTGGGAAGTTTAGGTGTCTTTGGTGAAATTGTAGATGGGGGATTAATAACAGGTGGTACTGGTGGCGCTGGTGTGACAGACATACCATTCATCTTCAACATGGCAACTTCTGTTATAGGACTGGCAATAGTGGTTTTTGTAGTCCCTGTCATCACTAACCCCTGTAAAGATTTCATGTTAATCTTTTCATTGGAGTTGATGTTTATTGTTTTGTCTGTGTGTATATCAATACCATCTACAGCAGTTAAACTGAATTTTTTCCCGGCTTTCATTTCAATGTTACCATGAACGTTGGTCTTCATGTCACCATCCACTTGTAGATTGCAATTGTTCTTCACATAGATGTTACAATTGCCTTCCACAGTGATGTTGGCATCACCTTTAATCAACACATTGTTGTGACGAAGAAATACTTCATAGTTGTCTCCCACCACACGACGAACCATGGTGCCATTTCTATCCACGTCGATGTGAGTGCCAGCCTTGTGATACATGGTCAAACGTTCATTGTCTTTGGTGTCATCAATTTCAATGATGTGACCTGATTCAGATTCAAATACATGATTGAAAGGATAGGCAGCATTATATGCTGTCAGAGGCTGGTCCCAAGTGCCTTCAATGGCTTTTTTCACGCCCTTCACTCGAGCATCATCTTTCACTTTGATGATGGTTTCATTCAACTTCTGATTACGAGCCAGCCTGTTGGTGTCAGGTTCGCTGTTAGTTAAATAGGCAGATTTTGGATATACTTTTTCTGGGTCCTGAAATCCATAGTTACTGGTGCCGCGCAATTTTTCATAGTAGCTTTTCCCAGGAATACCGCTCATGGTTCCAATCATCACAGGTTCTTGACAATCTTCACCATCACGGAAATATCCAGTCACCCAGGTACCTTCCACGGGACCTACGGGTGTGGTTCCTAGGCCTGAGATGGCAGCAGAAGTGATGGGCTGTAATGGATAGGCCCAAGGTAGGTCTTCAGTAG